GCCGTATCCACGAACTGCATGATCAGATCGACGGCCATCATTACGATAGGTCGAAGGAACTGTCGTTCGATATCGGCGGACATGGCTCCGAAGAACGACTGCTGATTGTCCTGCATCGCCTGTGTTTCGGTGGCGGACTGGGCACCCCGGTAACGAGGGATAGCCTGCTGAATCTGGGAGATGAGCGAACCTTCTTGATGGGCGACATTAAGCTCTGAACTCAGCTGGGCGGACCCTGGCGAGATATCGTTCATCTCGATAGGCCGGATGCCTTCGGCGCCAGGGTACTGGAGGTTCCGTCGGAAAATCTTACCAGGCGTTAACCCTGTATCGATATCCTCGGGGTTTTCGTAAGCGTCAGGTGCAATCTCAAATAAAGGCATCAGCCGGAACATGAGCGTATCGACGGACATGTTAGCCAAGCGACTCATTGCTTTATCAATAGCGCGAACCATCTCTACGAGACCGACACCTTCCGTGCGGAACGGTAGGGACACCGGTGAGTACCCACAGTAGGGAGGCGTACGATGCCAAAACTGGTTCTTACCGTTAATCAACGTGACGGTATCATTTGCGATTAGTACGTGACCATTACGTTCTTTTACCTCTCCATCAATAACGACAGGGCCGTAGAACTCTGTAAGCTTAATGACACCTGTGTCCGGCGTCGGACCGTTCGTGGTCCGAGGCATCTCGCCCCACCGGAGCCACGATTGCTTCGTCTGCTCCTCGATTTTCATCGGCTGGATGACCTTCACCAGATCGGTATCGAAGACGCCTTCCTGCGCCATTTGGAGAAGTTCCCACTTTGGAATTTCAATCTCTTCGATAGTGCCGGTCCAGGCGTTCATCTTCGAGCCAGGAAGCCAGTAGAAGTTGTACGGATCGACTGCCCGAAGGAACAACTTACCCTCAAGAACTTCCTCCCGAACGATCTGCCGCTGCTGTTGCATAGGCGGAGGCCCTTGTGGAAAGCCGAACGTATTCGGATTCGGCTGACCACCACCAGGTAGATTCATTGGGTTGATGAACTCGTTCTGAAGGGCAGTCGGGTAGATTCGGGCGTCCTGCTGGATCAGCGCTTTGGGCATCTGGCCGAGTGGTTGGGTTGTACGGGCCGAGGCGGGAGCCTCGACAGGCACGCCAGCACCAAGCGGTTGTTGTTCCGCAGGTTCGTTGCCTTGGGCGGAGTTACCGCCACGAGCATCTTGAGATGGTGTGCCCGCACGTGGACCATGAGGCGGTGGAACATGAACCGCCGAAGAAACGGACGACATGTCTCGTCCGGAGTTATCCAAGTTGCCGAATCCCTCGGAGGGCTGTGCTCCAGTTTCAGCACCGGCCTCAGGTGCTCCACCACCTCGGCCAGCCTCAGCGCCTCCGGCACCAGCGCCAGGGAGCTGAGCGTACCCCTGAGTGGCTTGACCATCGGCGGTCGTGACCCCCGCAGCGCCGTACGGAACCATCTTCGTCTCGACCTTCGTGACGATCCTAGGGACTAACCCCCACCAGAGTTTGATGATACCAGCACCGATGATAAACCCAGTCTCAAGGGACTCGGAGAACTCATCGAGGAATCGTGCTTTCTCCAGGAATACCTCGGCGAGGTACGTCATCTGTTCGGAGCGTCGTACCGTTACCTGATCGTTCGGGTTCTCACTCTCCAACGTAAATGGCTTCTTTGCGGCGTTGAGCATCCGCTTGATAACATTCGTTGCCTGCTTTACAGACGCGAACGACTTTGGCAGCATGATCTTGGACTGCCAATCTTCCTTATCGGACCAATCCTCCTGGCCACGATAGATCTGCCAACACTCATTCCATACCGACATTTTCTCGTATCGGTACATTCGAAGCTGATTACGCCAGCCGATTACGTACTGCCGAACCTTCTCGTCGTACGCCCGCTTTGCGCGTTGGTCTTCCGTCTCCTGAGCGCCACGAGGGGCGGAGGCAGGGGCCTGGTCGGAGACGAACTCGGCGGGAGTGCTATTGTAGAATGAAGCGACATACGACATTAAGCAAGTACCTCAATTTTATGGGGACAAATTCCACCACAACGATTCTTACCCATGTTACAGTCAGAACAAGTCATTTTTCCAAGACGAGAAGGTTTCATGCACATATAACATAAACCTTTCGCTTTGAGAAGTTCATATCTAGAATGTAACTGTTCTTGACGATTCATGAAGCGACGTAACTCATTGATTAGTAATCACTTGTACTGGTGTTCGCAAACGCTGGAACGTGTTCACGGCCTTCTGTCCATGATTCTTCCCAATGACCTGATCGGCTGTGTCAAGGTATAAATCTCGCAGTTCAGGAGTAACACCCGCAATCTGACTTTTACCGTGGGCAGCGTATTCGGTCATATACGCCGGTAATTCCTCGTCCGCACTTCCAGCCCGATTTGAACTATTAAACATATCACGCATAGTACGACCAAGTCCGGCGGGCATAGCATCCAGTATCTGTCCGTACGTCTTCGTATTTACTCCGGCATTATCAAGAACACTATGCACGGACTCATGTCGGGCACCGGCCGTATCAGGAGAAAGATTGATGTAACCCAACTCACGCTGGGGAGTCTGTGCTGGACTATACGGTGGATACGTTGCGCCTCGGTCTGGACCAAGGAATGTTTGGCCTTGCGGCGTTTGTCCGATGTATGTAGGCGCTCGGGTGAACCGATTCTGTGCCTGCGGTTGTGTTTGTTGGCCTACGACACTAGCGAAAAGGTCCATCAACGGGCTACTCACTGTCCTGCGATCTTATCCCAAAGTTGTTTCAAGTACCCCACCTGTCGCCCCTGCTGATGCAACGACTTCTGTGTATTCTGGAGGCCGGCGGAGAATCCATCCGGTGTCGTCATGTCTGGCGCCGGGGTCGGGCCGGGTTGAGGCGCAGGTTGAAGCTGACTACGCCCATTCGAGAAGTCCTGGGGGTTGGCGGACGTAGCGGCCGGCCCGAGGCGACCCGCCAATGACTTAAACAAGTCCATCAAGTTCATGCGGATACTCCAAGCTTACCGAGAAGTTGGCCCATGATTCCCGTAAGTGGTCCGGTCGGATTAGTCATTCCCGCCTGTGGTAGTCCCTGCTGCCCCGGTTGCATAACTGGCGGTTGTCGCATTTGCTGCCGAAGTCCTTTCTTCTGCTGATTCAACTGTTGCTGTTGTTTCTGTATACCCTGCTGCCGCATGTATTCGTTCACCTGACCTTGGATGTACGATGGATCCTGAGGTGGGGGAGCCGGCTGCTGTTGGCCACCGGGCGGAGTTACACCACCACCAGGTTGTGGCGGGGCACCACCCTGTGGCGGAGCTGGGCTACCAAGTCCTTTCAGAAATGGCAGGTTGCTCATGAACTTACTCAGTAGTTGTTGGAGTGCTGACGGTTGTTGGGGTTGTTGATCGGCCATCGACTACCTTGGCAGGTTTCGGTGTGCCGAACCGGGTGGGAACTTTATCTTCTCGTTCAGTATCTGCAATACTACCGCCAGGCCGAGTTTCCGACAGCCTCACGAAGTTTTCTCCCAGTATACAGTATTGCCGAATGGTGTAGCGACAACATGCTTTGTGAACGTACCACGGCTATCCGTATAGATCGAACCGTCGGGGGACGTGTCGCCGACCACGTTAAGGTACAGATTGCCAAGAGATTGAGCACCGACGAGCACGGTTGAGAGCGGTGCGGCCACTACAGGCGGATGGATCGGAGGGAAGTCAGCGGGATTCGTCGAGACTTTAATCGAACCCTTCGGAGGGTTAAGAGGGTCGTACGGTAATACACCTGGTTGGCCGAGACCAGGTGCGATAGCAACTGGAGGCTGGAGGGCGGAGGGCACCCAGGTGTAGCCGTATTGCTGACGAAGGGTCATGACCTGGTAGGGATCCCAACTCCAAGCATCGATAGGAACGTCGATGACGTATCCTTGGGCGGCGAGGGTCGCGGCGGCGGCTTGTCGGGCAGCCGGGTCAGAGATACTCTGTAAGGTAGCTACCGGCTCGGGCTGGCTGGCCCAATAGGCGGCGTCAAAAGTAGTTTGGTCGCTCATCGTACTCCTATTGTATCATGGATCTAACCGACATTGGCGCTACTTCATCCACCGTTGCCACGACGGTTTCGCCGGTTTCACATGGGCGATCCGGATGCCTGGTTTACTGTTCATGAGGTACTTCGCATCATCCATCGCGTGGTTATGTGCGTCTTCGACCTGTTCTCGGTAGGTCTGAAACAGTACCTCTCGATCCGACTGCTCCTGGTACACGGCGTTCTCGAACTCGGAGATCATGGCGGGACACCTAGCCCAGATTCGGAAAGTCGGATCGGCCGGGTCCGCCCAATGCTTTCGCATCATCTCTAGCCACGCCGGCTCATCCGTGTTACCAGGAATCAGGCAGCGAATACCTTCCTCATAAAATAGATCCGCCAGGGTAACGAGGATACCGAACTTATTTGGCCGGGACTTCTGTTGGATGATAGTCGGGTCGCAGGCGATGTACTTGATCTGGTAGAAGTAGGGGCAGGCTCGAATCTTCCCAGCCAGGTCCGGTATTGATTTGCACGGCTCGTAAAGCTCCCAGATAGCGTGGAGGACACCTTCGATAATCGTATACACGTGGAAGGATGATGGGTTACGAGAACCGAAGTCGAAACCTCCCCAGAAGGTCTGCTCGGCACCGAAGTCCTGATATGGCTCGGGCACGACGATTCGGTCTCGGGCCGCCGCGATCTCTGGGAATACACGTTGGCCGTACAGTGCCGTGTAATCCATCTCGTATTCTTTGGCCCATCGGGCCGGAGCCATTCCTGCGGCGGCTTCTTGCTTCCAGAGTTTCGTACGTTTCACAGGGTCGGCGGTATAGTGGAGGGTTACAATGGCGAAACGATTTATTGAATTTTTTACTATTCGAAGTCCTGTGGATTCGTGGAGGACGTCAGGCATTATTGTACCCAAATCTTTCGTACGATGATCGTCTCTATCTCACTGCAGCCACACATCGGACAAGCCTTCGGCGGATGAAACCGTATGATTGCCTCAACGATTTCTCCACAACCGAAACAACGCATGATACCGAGAGTACAGCCGGGGTAATTGCGGTAGTCAAACGGTCGTGGTTGATTTGGCACGGGCCGCGACAACCACTCTTCCTGGCTCATGTCTGTAGTGCAAACCATCCGGTCTGCCCACAGTTCGTACAGTACCCTGTATATCGATCTTTCATATCAATCCCACGGATAACAAACCGAATGTTCTGGCACTTCGGGCAACGGAAGACTTTCTTAACTGCACCCTGAGCCTCACGCTGTGGCGGGACCTTCTGAACGATCACCTCAATGGCAGCTTCGGCTCCGTACCGATCCGTATGGTCTACGACGGCCCCTTCCGCGTCGATATCATACCGATAACCGTCATCTACCACTCGCATTGAGATCACCTTATGCTCCGGTAGATACCGAATGAGATCCATTACATTCCGGCCTGCAGGCGACCAAGTATGGTCTTTATGAATCGTCCAAGTAAACTTATGGTCGTTGTTGAACATTGGCGGGAAGACGCCCTGTTCGTAGAGGTCCTCGTCGGGGATGGCGAACACAAGGTACCCACCGGAACGTAGGACTCGCCATTGGTTGAGAAGTCCTTCCAAGGGATCGCTGAGGTGCTCAAGGAAGTGGCTGCTAAAGACGACGTCAAAAGACCCGTCTGCGACGCCTGCAAGAAGCTGTCCATTACCGTCGGTGTCCAACTCCCAGCCGGTCGCGTCAGGAGTGATCTTATCATTAGCACATCCGATATCGAGTACTTTTTTTCCAACCAAGTATCGCTCGTAGAGTCCCTCCCGTTGCCACCTTGCCCGTAACTTAGACGCTTCGTTTGGCATATGCCGCCTCGATTCGAGCTACAATCTTACTCGTACGCATGCCGGTGCCTCGAACGAACATCTTCGGTACGTCCGGATAGTGGCTCGGCGCACTACTATGGTCACCGCCCTGTACCCGAAGGTTAGGCTGGATGGCACGTATGAGGTTTGTCATGTCCCGTTGCGATCCAATCTCCACCACGTAATCCACCGGCATGTAATTCATAGTCGTGGCCCGTTCCACCCACGTTTGTATGGGACGGCCGACCTTCGACTTGGCCACCCTAGCGTCGGAATCCATAGCTACCACCACTGTACGGCCTTGCCGCCGAGCATGGAAGAGCACCTTCATATGACCAGAGTGTAGTACATCGAACGCCCCGTTCACAAGGACGACCGGCCGTGGCAGGTATCGGTCCTTGAGATCGGCGGCTCGTACCCACGGTACTTCGTCATGTCGGAGCGTACGGGCTATCCTGTCACGAGGCATATGGACTCATGCAAATGTTGTATCTCTACAAGCTGAAAAGAAAAAGCCGGGATTTGCACTCGATACTGCGGTAAATCTACCACCTGCCTCGATAGCTGGTTTTACTGCCATGAATGAGGCGGCCATCTCTGGATTAAATGCTGCCTCATCTTGAAATACTCCCGTAGGATGGTATTGGCGGATTTGGTCCGCCCCGGCCGGGAACCCAAGGATCGTAGAGACAAGACCTGGCACTCGCAAAATTCCTGAGCGAGTTTGTCCCGATGTGAAAGTAGCTGGTTGTACTTTCTTGAGAAAAGACGGTTGGTTATCCCAGATAAAGAAGGCGCGTTCAACCAAGTCAAGAGTCTTAGTAGAATCATCAGATTGAAATATATTCTCCCGGTTCTTATGGAACAATGTGTCCCACGTAAAGAGTGCCACGACGAGCCATGTGACCATCATGTCTCGGCTCTTCTCCACGAATACGATTTTCTCTCGAAGCCATGTACGAATGATTGGCGGAATGTACGGGAACATCGTGAATGCCCGAGTCGTCGGGAGCTCATCGAATAACGCCGTTACGATGGCTTCGGAGTCAGCTTCGACGTCGTGCCGGATCTCCAGGTGAGTGTAGCGCCGGTCAAAGAACATCGACTCCTGGCACTTACGACACTGGAAGAGAGGCTTTGGATCTCGTGTGAAAACGTATGGCATCAGATGCCGCGAGGCGTCGAGCCAGTACACCGGATCATTCGCACACCGCTGCCATTCGGATCGGCCGATCTCGTCATACATCGCTGTACGTTCCTTCGGCGTACAACGGGCGAGATGATCTAGGAGTTCTTGGGTAACTTCGATCTCACTCACCGATGCGTCGACTCTCCTCCAGCCGAGTTACATCCGCATCACTGTGTGTCGTCGAGATCTCCAGGAGCAACGAGCCCTCGCCACCCATCGACCAGAATCGATGTGGCGTACGAGGTGGAAGCGTAAGGACATCCCTTCGCCAGCCGACAAGGATCGTTTCACAGAGTTTACCATCGACAGCATATTCGACCCGTGTTAACCCATCCAGCGCAACGAACGTTTCTCGTTTGATCTCGTGGTAGTGTAGGGAACACTGGAAGCCAGGCGTGATCCAAAGCAGCTTCCCACAGTACTGTTCATTATTGACAAGCCACTCTTCGAGTCCCCAAAGCTTCGCCACGTACGTACGGTCTTCCATACCTTCTTCGTAGGGCATTGCGGTTAGCATACCCATCATGTAGCCTTCCTTAAGAGCCAATAAAGACTAAACCAAAATTTCGAGCGTAGCGTTTGAAGTTTATTCTCGTATACTCGGCCACGCCGATAACATCGCCAATGACTTTCCACGATCCAATTACGCACATTATACTTAAAGGCCCGCCAACCAATAGCTTCTATTGGTGTATCAGGATTATATTGAACATGTTTACCATAACTAGGATGTTGTTCAATCCAGTCCTTCTCTGTACCCATAGATATCCATTCACTCACCGGGCCACCTCCTTCATCTTCGCCTCTATCTGTTCAGGCCGAACGACGGCCGTGTACGGCTGCTCGACAGCCACCGCCGCCGCTAGATTGGCGTACCACAGAGCCTTTCGATTCGGCTCGCCCCGCATCTGTGCCGCCACGTATGCAGCAAGTACAACATCCCCCGCTCCGCATACGGATCGCACATGACAAGCCATTGCGGGATATTCCTCTATGACAACACCTTTCGATAACTCAGCGATTCCAGAAGCCCCTCGTTTTAGCACGACCATAAGTTGCCGAGCATAAGCACACTCCCACAGATTGTATTCTTTCTGATTTGGGAAGAACACACATTCCGGCGGGAAGTCAAATGGCATACGTTTCGAATCGACATATGTTAGGACTCGGCGCTCGGCTATCCAATCGATTACTTCGTCCGTGACGGAACCTTTGGCGTAATCGGAAATCACGATGGCGTCTGGAGGCCAATCAGCCACGCACTTATCAAGCGCCTCTATGTCATGCGGTGGTAGTACATCATTCGTATCCCATCGAGCCACTTGCGTATCGCCCACCATTAGTCGGTGTTTCTCTGGCCACGGTAGTGGTAGGATAGCAAGGCGTTCATCCACACCAAGGGAGTTAAGATTCTCAGCGACGTTTACTGCCCCGCCTGAACGTCGTTCCTGAGACACAACCTTTACGACGGGGATTGGCGCTTCCGGGGAGATCCGAGTGGCCGACCCGTGCAGGTAATGGTCGATCATTACGTCCCCTATCACGAGGACTCGTGGTTTAGTCGGTATCATATTGTTGATTTGCGTAAGTCTCCCAATCCTCCGAAGGAGGTGTCCGAGGGGGAACCTGGGAGGCATCAGGCGCGGGCTCACGCACGCTAGGGGTCGCTGGCGCGTCCACCTTCCCCTCGGACAATCGGTCGGTCACTTCGGCGCCTCAACAGCATCTCGCCAAGTATTCGTTTCTCCCTCACCACCCCACGACATCGTCTTTCCACCTTCGTATCGTACATGCAACGGATATGGTTCATTCCAACCCGGCAGCATTCGGATGTTATCCCATTTATCAGAGGTGGCTTCCAACATGATCCATCGGCTCATATATGGCGAAACACCGGCCGAGGTAAGCTCTGCGTCAAGCGGTACACGCTCAATCGAGTCCTGGTAGTAATGGACAAGAAGCTTCAGAATGCTATTTGCAGTAATTTCAACCCTAGCCTGCACTGTAAATCCTCCGGATGTCAAAGTCCACACGGATCGGTGTATCGGTCTTTAGTTGATCGGACTGAATAATTAATCCGAACATCCCAAGCTCTCCTGGCTTTACCTGAAGTGCCACTGGTACGGCGTCGGCTGGAATTGATCCTTCTCCCTTCGTGTAGTCGACGAGCATCCGAAGTAAGTCGTCGACTGGACAGATAATTCTACGCTTCATACATGGCCGTTAGCGGCCTTCTGATCTGGCTCGGGCGTTACCGCCGGTTGCGCCGGCTGCTTCGGAAATAGCAATGCTGGACTCTTGTCCGTATCCTTATCTGAGAACTTTCGGACGTAGAACTTTATCTGACCAGCGAATCCCCGATTTAACATCACATCATTATAATGACCGGCGTAAACTGCCGCTTCATCTTTCGACATAGCCTCGGGGTTACACGCGACGATTTTCGTCTGCACGTTCTTGCCACAGACCTGGTATGACTGGTCGGCTCCGTAGGCCACACCTGTGGCGAACAGTACTGCTATTAAAAATTTATTCATTGATCATCCTCTATCTTTGACATTAACCAGAGCACGAAAGCAATTACACCTAGTGTTAAAATTAATTCGTTCATTTCGCTTTTCCTGCTTTCACATCTCGTTTATGTTTCGCATCCCAAGATCGGCCCTTGGCTGTCTCTTTGTTCCCTTTCATCACCCCTAGGCTATTCATTATCTTGTACGGGACCGAAGAATCCCCGCCGTACTTCTTCTTCAGTTCGTCCTCTAGGAACTTAGGCATCTGAGTCTCCTCCAAACTTACTTTCCATATCGGAGCCAATGCCGGGGAACTTGGAATGAACCTTCGAACGGACGGCCGACTTCTCAGACGGCGATCCGTGCTGGCTGACGCGGGCTAGCGCATTTCTAGCGTGACTCGGATCTGGGATCGGGTACGATCCGGCTCCGGCACCTTTCGGCCCCTTGCCCTTCCCCGGTAGGGCGAAGTCACCCTTCGGCAAGGACTGTCGTGTTTTTGCTGTTAACTTTGCCATATAATATCTGTTTGATATTTCAGTAAGTTATTTGTCACACGTTTTAATTCCTCTTCACTAAGACTAACTGAAACACCATATTCCTTACCATCTTTCACTTCATAAAAAGCAATAGCGACTGAATCAGTCGGTGTTGTCCGAAGTTTAAATCTTAGTTCTCCGGGGCAGTCTAGCTGTGTCGTTGGACTACCGGGAGTATCACCCCAATGTATCACCATATATGTGCTCTAAAAACTGTCTCCTTACCGCATCTTCTTTACACGCCGTACGAGGCTAGTTGGAATCGTAAGAACATCCCGAAACCCTTCGCCGGTGCCGTGTGTCGCTTCCATAGCGATCCGTACGCACTGTTCGTCCTGATGGACGAGGTAGCCGACGGATCGATTGATCGTTCCAATCTCAGTGTTGGCGGCGAGTTCCTCGGCGGTAACCGGCGCAGCCGATTGCCGATCTGTGTACTCCAACATCGCGTCGAGCCAAACCACCTCAACGATAGGTACGGCTAGCGGCGGGTATGGATTACGAGCGGCCAGTGGTAGCTCCTTGAATAGTACTACCTGTAATTGCTGGTGTGTATGTAATATTTGGTTGTGTATACGCCCACTGTGGCTGCAACTCTGTATGATTATACTGTCCACATGTTGGGCATCGCCCACAAGTCGGACAAATACTAGGTTGAGAATTAGTTATCAACATTACTTGTTTTCCTTAATCCTTATGGCCCCACGAAGTCTTATCTGGCACAGCCGGCGTTCCAGGCCGTGGAGATGGCCCCGGAATCGTATCGGAGTAGCCGGATCGGTTGTCTGAAGGATTCGACTGGGCTGGTTGGGTGTCCTGACCGGGTCGAGCATATGGCGCTCTAGGCACCGGACCAAATCCGATATCCATCAGTCGTTCACATTCAGGGCAAAGGACGGCCGTCGTTATCGTTCGTAACCCACACTGCTTACAGGTCCCGAATGGAATCCCACGGGTCGCAGCCATTACTTGATCCATCGTGGGTTTACTGATGTTAGATTTCTGTTCTTTAGCCATTATTCTCTTTCTTGACGACTTCGGCCGCCTCGGTCTGTTGGTAGTGTCGGAGCTCCGCTTCGATAAAAAGCGTCTCCGCATGGCTTCTAGAGCCAGGAATACATAACGGTACTGGATATTGGCACGGTGGAGTATAGTCGATCCGAAGCCGTAACTTCGCCGCTGGCTCATTACACTGCGGGCAATTGGCCATTTTGAAGGCTACGACTGGCGATCCGCATCCATTCCAGCCTTGTGGCGTCCCAAACCCACACTTTGCCATCGCGGCCATCGGAACCCACGAATGTCCATTCGTGCATGTAACGCACGTACAATCCTTTAAAACGACGGATTCAGGGAAAATGCCGGAAACCGGCGCCGCCTCGGTGCCTTCCATTAGTACTATTATACCACGGATCGTATGGTTAGTGCAAGGCCAGTGGCGGGTCTGAGACAGTTTTTAGAGCACAGAAGTACCTGGGGGCGCTTGCGCCTTCTGATAGCGCCGATCCAGCGGGGAATACGAAAACCGGCGCAGCCGTTCGAAATCGCCGGTGGCCGTACGATTCGTCGAGTTCTTCAACAACTTACGCTTTTCACGTCTCGACGACCCCTAATTGTTTGGCAATTATTACACCGCTGACGCCGCGGGGCCGAAAATGTTCGTACCAGATGAGTTTCCGGTATATGCATGTAACCGGTTCTAAAGAACTTATGCAAAAAAAATTTATACAAACCCCCTTCTGTGCTCTAAAAACTGTCTCAGCGTCGTCGAGAGCCCTCTCGTAAGTTGTTGATATAAACATTGAAAGCTTGTTAATTATTTTGAATTGTTTTAAGGTATTTTACAATTTCTTCGTTTTTTCTATTTTTTCTATTTTTGGCTCGGTGTTTCCTTGTAAGTCTGTGATACGGTTGGGATAGCACCCTCGCTAGGGCCTGGCTCGGCCGTTCTGATTCGCCCTGCCCCCGGTGTAGGTACCGGGCGCAGTTATGCCGTATGTGTAAGAAAACAAAGGCGAATGGTATTCAGGAGCGTATACTGGAGATAGATCTGGTACGAACACTTT